TCCCCTTGGTTCGTTGCTTATATCTCCCATGTTGCAACTAAGTTTCAATAAACGCGCATCATATTTATCAAATTGAAAGCACCGACCGACATTGAAAAAGCTATGCAGGCGCTCCGGGACCGCCCTTCACTAGAAAAGCGAATCCAGCCGGTAAAAAGCCGCGCTCATTTCTTGCAACGGCGCGAAGCGTTGCGGACTCGACTTGACCGCGCGGCACTTCGCCGACTTTGCAAACCTGAGAATGCGCGCGAACTTGCCGAGGCGATGCCGGATGCGGACACGAGCGTTCACGCTCTAATCACCGGCAACTTCATTTTCGCCGACTTGCTCGGATCAGTTATTGGCCTCCACGGCAAACCGCTTTCCTTGACCATTGCCACGTTGAGCTTGAGCAAGAAAAACATCTCCATGCTTTCCGCGCTTCTCGAAAAAGACCCGTTCCCAATTTTCTTTCTCATCAGCCACTACTTTAGCCGCACGAACAAAGACATTTTCGCCGCGCTCCAATCCGCAGCAGAACAGCACCCGTCTCTTTCGATTCGAGTTGCGCGGACGCATTGCAAAATTGCGTTGCTGGACTACCCCGAAAACGCATGGTGCATCGAAACATCGGCAAACCTGAGAAGCAGCGGAAATCTTGAGCAGGTGACGATTCTAAACGACCGTGGGCTTCTCAATTTCCATCGGGAATGGATGACTGACCCCAGCCTTCCAACTCAGTAAAATGCCAATCACGCCCGAAATCGCAAAGGAATTGCTTGAGGCAGACGCCGCCAACGTCATCGAACTAGTGAAGGCGGGCCAGCCCTTGAGCGCCCGGCATCGCGCCGCCATTGAAAACGTGGCAAGGCAAGCCGTTGAAAAGCCGGACAAGCGAAAGGGCAAACCAGGCGAAATTCCCACAATGGCAGACAGCATCGCCAGCGCCTGCAAACTTTGGGGCATTGACCGCGCCGACATAAAGCGAGCCAAAGAGGGCGGATGCACGGCCTTTCGAGGAAGCCGCGTTTATCGGGACACCCTCATTGCATGGCTCAAAGCAAACCCCCGCAGCGAATCGGAACTGCCGGTTGACGGTAAAAACCTCTCCCTGCAAGACCAGAAGCTCGCCAAGCAGATCGAGAAGCTCGACATCGAGATTGCGCGGAGCCGTGGCGATTTGGTTGAGCGGGCCGTCGTGACCGAGGAATGGGGAAAGCACGCGACGCGACTATTCGACATTGTGAACCAGAGTTGCCCAGCGGACCTCGCGCAGATCATCACGAAAGAGTTTCGCGGCTATCTCGGCAAAGCTGCGAAGGATTTATGACCACCAACCTACTTGCCCGGCTATCGGGCATCACTCCATTGACCAAACCGGAACTGCGCGACCTTCGCCGCGCTGGCGACAAACCAAAGCGCGTGCAACTCTGCGAACCGGAAACGAACAGCCGCCACAGCCGCGAGGAACTGGCGCACGCATGGAAACAGCTTGAGCAGCGCAAGGCGCAACGGGAAAGGGCGAAGCGCGGATGATGACGCTCAAAAGCAGCCCGTGGAATAGCCGGATCCGGATTGTAGGCAGCATCACGCGCAACGGAATCGTGACGTATCTTGTGTGGCGCAATGGAGAGGTGCAGCGCGTCGCCGATTTGAGCGCGGAGACTTGCGAGAAATGACTATGCAAACCGAAACATATCGAGACTCTAAAATCACCATGCTGGACGCCCAAGCCGGGGAAGCCCGCGAGGGCTGGCAAGCCGGGAGGCATCTCGTGCTGATTGCCAGCCCCGACGGAATTGACCGCGGGCTTTCGGGCGACGATCTCGCCGTTCTGGTGTCCGCGGCAAAACAAGGCATTGACCACCGGATTCAGCGGGCGGCTCGGGAGCCTGAATACCAAACCGCGTGTTGCGGAGCACGGTGGCGCTATGGTCCGCTACGCATCCAGCCGAGCCTCACCGACTTCCACTGTGCGCGATGCGGTCGCCCGGCGAACCGTGTGTTCAGCGACACTGGGGAACAACTTTTTGACCCAGCAACAAAATAAACCCACCCTTGACCTCCCCGAAATGACCGACCGCCAATGGCTCGCCGACATGCTTGCGGGCATGGTTCCGGAACGATTCAGCGGCAGCATGGTCGAATACTTCGACGGCACGCTCAGGCTCCCGCACTCGACTCGATACCCTGTGTATATCGCCGAGGAATCGCCGTGGTTGATCGAGCCGATGCGGGCGGTCAACGATCCGGCGATAAGGCGGGTGGACGTGCGCGGTCCAGCGGGAGCGGCGAAATCGCTTATCGGCGAAATGCACATTGCATGGTGCGTTGATAGCGACCCCGGGCTTTACTACTACGTCCACCAAAGCGACCCGGACGGGGTGGACGCGATGGAAGACCGGATTTTGCCTATGCTCCAGGCCAACGACTTTCTTGCGAAGCGCCTGCCGAACGACCGGCACAAGCAGCGCATCGCCAAAATCGCGTTCCCGCACATGAGCCTCTATTGCGTCGGCGCGAACATGAGCGCCGCGCAATCGAAGCGGGTGAAGTTTTTGACGATGGAAGAGCCTCACATGTATCGGCCCGGCATGATGACGGCGTTCGAGAAGCGGTGCGAAGGCGTCCGCAACGCAAAGATTCTCACGCTCTCGACCGGCAGCGTTCTCGGCGACGAATCCGACGCCAGCTTTCAATCCGGCACCTGCGAAGAATGGCAAGTGCCGTGCCCGCATTGCAGGCAGTTTCAGCGGATGACCGATGGGCGCGACCGGCTGATTTATACGCAGAGCGAAAAGACCACGGACGAAAACGGGCAATTCAACTGGAACGCCATTTTGCCTACGGTGCGATACAATTGCGAGCATTGCGGGCGCGACTGGCCGGCGGACGAGGCCAGCCGCCGCACCCAGGCGCAACAAGGCCGTTACGTCGCGACCAATCCCAACGCGCCTGACTGGCACCGATCTTTCCATTGGGAGGCGAGCGCCGTGCATTATTTCCCGCTCGGCAACTTGCTGATGGAAAAGCTCAAAGCGAGCTACGCGGCCAAAGCCGGGCAGGTCGAGCCGTTGCGCGATTACGTCCAGAAACGGCGCGCGCTGGCGTGGGACGAGTCGCCGACAGACAACGAATCCGATTTGAACTTTGACCGGATGAAAGGCGCATATTTGAAGGGCGACAAGTTCGAGGGCGAGATTGCGCGCTTCCTTACGATTGACAACCAAGCCGGGCGGGCGAGCAAAGGCGAAGGCGCGCACCGCTGGTATGTGTGCCGGGCTTACGGGGAAAAGGAGGCGCGGATTATTGACGAGGGGCGAATAACGACTTGGGAGGAACTGGAGGAAAAGCGCATTGCGCTTGGCGTTGAGCCGGGCCGGACGCTGGTGGACGTCGCGTTTGACACGCTGGCCGTTCAGGAGGTCATCGTGCGCTACGGATGGACCGGGCTTTGGGGCGACAATACGAACCGCCGAGACTTCCCTCATCACGAAATGGCAAACGGCCAGCGCATCACGCGCAAGTATCCATTCAGCCCTGTCAACGTCGGGCACGTCGGCATCGGCACCGACAAGACCCGGCGGCAGGCACGTTATTTCTTCTGGTGTCAGCAGCCGATCAAATCCATGTATCACCGGCTTAGGTCTGGACTCGCCACCTACCGATTCACGATTCCGCAGGATGTTTCGAGCGACTACCAAAAGCAGACCTCCGTGGAGTTCAAGCGGCAGGAGGTCAACCGGGACGGCTCGAAAAAGTGGACGTGGACGGTGATGAAAAGCCGGGCAAATCATCTACTCGACTGCGATCAAATGAATCTCGTTGCGGCTCTGCTCGATTCCCGACTTCGCGCCGTGCTGTTCACGACTGAGGCGGAAGCGCCGGAGAAAGAGGAAGCGGAAAAATAGCTGTTGCGCGAATGTGAAACGTGCGCGATACATTTCGGCAGATGAAGAAATTCACTACAACGATAGCCGCCCGCGTCACTTCGCAGACGCGGGATAACCTCAAGAAAAAAGCGCAAAAGCGCAAAATCCGCCTGACTGACATTGCCCGCGAAGCATTGGAGGAAAAGGCAAAATCTGACCTATGAAATCAATAATCGAAACAATAACTCCCGAAATAGCAGAGTTGTATCTTCGGAAAATGACAAAGGTTCAGCGCGTTCCAAGGTTTGGCTGGGTTGCACAGTTGGCGCATTATATGAAAGAGGGTCACTTTCAATTAACCCACCAAGGCATTGCATTTAATGAAGACGGTGAATTGTTTGACGGGCAGCACCGCCTTCTGGCGGTAATGAAATCCGGCGTGCCTGTGCAAATGGTTGTAACTCGCGGGGCAAATTCGTTGGCCTGGACGGCTACAGATATTGGAGTAAAGCGGTCATTTGCTGATATTACTGGAATACCAAAATTGCAGGCTGAAACGATTGCTTGCGCTTTAACATTTTGCGTTAATACGAGGCGTCCTTCGGCAGTCGAAATTACAAGAGTATCTGCGCTCCCATTCGGAAACAAAGTGGCGCAGCTTTTGAAACATTGCGGAACACAAAGGAAATTGTTTTCGGCGGCTCCTGTTAGGGTTGCTGCGGCCTACTATTGCGACGAATATGCCCTGTCTCAATACAGGGCACTGATCGAAATGGATTTCGATGCAATGTCCGCTGCGTCTCAAGCATTTTTCAAGCAGGCTACCGGGGGGTTTCGGGATCAGCTTTCTCGTGAAAACGCCCGGCACGTTTCGAGAATATCCGTTTTTCAAAAATCCGACCTGTTTTGCCGTGCGATGCGGGTTTTTAATGCGGATTTTTGCCAAATGACAAAAGTTGTAATCAAGGATCAGGAGTCTAAATTCGCTGAGTATAAACAGCTTTTGGCTGCGGAAATCGGAATTTAATCAGAAGATCACACAAGGGCGGCACTGGAAACGGTGCCGCCCTTAGCTTTGCCTGCATCTTCTCACTTCTGAGAAAATAGCGTTGCAAAACTGAGAATCCTGCTCTACAAAGGGCAGGAATGAAAGGAACGCTCGTCGGATTGACCGGCACCGAACTCGGAACGCTACGCTCCAGCGCGCTGGCGTGCATCATCGCGGGCACGGTGCGCGGAACGTCGTATTCCATTGCCGGGCGGACGTTTAGCTTCCCCACTCTGGAGGCCGCGCAAGACCTGCTTTCCGAGTGCAACTACGCGCTCGGGCTGCTCAACGGCACGCGGTCAATGAACGTCCGCGCAAACTTCAACCCCGGCCTTGGGCGCGGCACCGCGTAAATGGACACGCCCCCGTTCAAACCGACGATCCTCGACCGCGCCATTTCGGCAATCTCTCCCGTCGCCGGGATGCGCCGACTCGCCGCCCGGCAGGTGCTCCACCAATTTTCCTACGACGGCGCGCGGGCGACCACGAAGCGAGCGCAAGCGCCGGCACAAATCGCGCCAAACTCTTTCAGCGTCCAACGCGACCGGCTCCAACTTCTCCGCGAGGCAACCGACCTCGAAAACAACTTTGCACCCGCAAAAACCCTCAACCGGAAATACGCAATGTATGTGGCCCCGCAAGGCTACCACGCGCAAACCGGGGATTCTCAGCTCGACACGGACGTTGAACACTACCTGAACCAAATATGGTTTCCAAACGCCGACGTTGCCGGTCGGGCTGACTTTTTCCGGCTGCTTGAGTTTGGCGTAATCGGGATGAATCGCGGCGGCGATTACGGCTGGGCTTTCATGCGACCAGGATTTGAAGAAGGCATGAACGTTGACGACGCGGCCAAGCTGCCGTTTGCGATTCAGCCGGTGGAAAGCGACCGCATCGGCGGCGTGTATCAGAACGTGGTCAGTGAAGACTACGTTTCAGGCGTTATCATCGGCGAGGACGGCGCGAAGGTAGGCTACCGGGTTTTCCGGCGCGGCATGTCGGCAGGTCAATACATGGACCCGGTGGACGTGCCAGCGTCGCAATTCGTCCACTACCTCGACCCGATGCTGGTGGATATGTATCGCGGCGTTTCCAAACTGGACGCCGCGTGCGCGAATCTCCGCGATCTCTACGAGATGATTGACTTGACCAAGGGCAAGGCCAAGCTCGCCGCCGCGTTGACCGTGTTCACCAACAGCATCGGCGCGACCGCGGGCACCGGCGCGATGGACGGATACGCCAGCCAAGTGTTCGACAATCAGCAAAGCGGATTGCAGCAGGACATTCTTTACGGCCAGATCAACCATTTGACCGCTGGCAGCGAAATCAAATTCCCGTCCAACGAATCGCCCGGCACTAGCGATCAATACCTGATGACGATGCTCCTAAAGCTTGTCGCGATGAGCTACAACCTGCCATTCAGCTTCGCTCTCGATGCCACCGCGCTCGGCGGCGTTTCCTCGCGGCTCGAAAGCGAGCAGGCCAAGGCAGAGTTTGAACGAGGGCAAAAGGTTCTCGCCCCGCACGCGCACCGCATCAAAAACGCCGCGCTCATTGACGCCATCGGCAAAGGCTATTTCCCGGCCAGCGTTGCGGACAAAATCGGAAGAGGCCGGTGGAGCTATCGCCCGCATCCGCAGCCGGACATCGGCAAGGAAGCCAACGCGGCCATGAACCTGTATCAAAACGGGCTGCTCAACCCGATGCAGTATTGGACCGACGACGCGCAAGACCCCGAGAACGTGGCAAAGGACATGGTGCGCTGGGCTGTCATCAAACGCGAAGCCGCGCAGCGCGAAGGATTCACCGTCGAGGAAGTGTTTGGCAGCGGTCCCGCCAAGCCAACGAACATTTCGCAGAGCGAGACGACGACCACGGACGAGAACGGTCAGCCGGTTGCCAAGGCGTTCAAGCAGACGCCCGCAGAGGCCGAGCGCTCCGCCGTCATTCGCGAGCTTGTGGACTTGCTGAAAGCAAAGCTGCCGACAGATCAGGCCATCGCGGCAGCTTACAAGATTTATGATGCGGGAAAGACCCGCGCGCAGCTTGTCGCCGAGGTGAAGGCAAGAATGGCATAAGGTAAATTATGAAACCACCAGACTACATCATAAGCGCAGCAAAGCGCGGCCTTGAGCTACTAGCCGACGCAGGGGATGGGCTTACCGAAGGCACCAAAGACGCCGCTAGGCGAATGGCAGCGGGCGAGATCAGCGATGACAAAATCGTGAAAGCTAACGCATGGGCAGAGCGTCACGCGGTGGACCTTAAGGCAGGCAAAAACAGCAACCCTGACGACAAGGAATGGCCGGGCGCCGGTGCGGTCGCACACTACCTTTGGGGCATCAATCCGCTCAATCCTCAACCCGCTCGCGAATGGTTTCAAAGACAGGCGGAGAAAATCCAAAGCTCGAAAAGCAGCTTCTCTGAACCCCGCCACTACTTCGCCGCCATTCCCGGCGAATCCCGCGTTGACGAGGCAAACCGCGTCATTCGGCGCGTCTCACTTATCAGCGAAGGCGACGCCAAAGGGCACAAGGATGAGGACGGGCGGCAAGTAGTGGTTGACCAGACCTGCCTAGATCAGATTTTCGAGTTTTGCCAAGCGAACGAGACGATCAAAGTCAAGATCGACCACGGCAGCGGCGTATTTTCAACGGCTGGCTACGTTGACAGCTTCTTCCGCGAGGCCAACCGCGTTACCGGCAACCTGCATATTTACGAAACCGAGGATGAAGCGCCTCGCATTTTTGAGATTGCCCGCACGAATCCGCGTCACATGGGAATTTCCCTGGAGTTTGTCGGAAACGACGAAATCGAAGGCAAGAGGTGCCTTGCACGCTGCTCAGAAGTGATGACCGCCGCGCTCGTTTCCGACCCAGCAGCCAACCGCAGCCTCTTTTTTTCTCAGAAATGCGAAAAAGGTGTTGCAAAGATTCTCAAAACTGATACAACCTCAACCACCACCGAATTTATGGACCCCAAAAAACTCGAATCTGACGACAAAGTTCCCGAAGGCACCACCCCGGCACCGCAAGAGGAAGCGGCTCCCGAGCCGACCATGAAGGAAATCGCGGCCAAGATCGAGGCGCTTTCGTCCGATTACTCCGCTTTCAAAAAGGCTTACGAAACGGCCAACCCGAAGCCCGTCACTCAGGACGTGAACGCAGCCGGAACGGAAGGCGCGGCACCGACAGACGGCATTGATCCGAATGTTGAGCCGGTCGCAAAAGGTAAGGCCGTTCTCGCCAAGGGCGATGAAATGCCCGCCGACGAAGAGGAAAAGAAAATGTCCCGCATCGTGGAAATGACCGTCAAGCGGCTTTCCGCCAGTCTCGGCGTCAAGCTCCCGTCCGCTGGCGCTCACGCAAAACTCGCCGACAAGGAAACGCCGGTTGAGGCCGCGCAGAAATCTTTCGAGTCCGAACTGAAACGCCACGAAGGCAACGCCGCCGAGGCAGTCAAAACTTTCGCCCGCGTCAACCCTGCCGCGTTCAAGACGTGGCGCGACAACGGGCAGCCCGGCCTCGCCAAGAAGTAACCTCAACCAACCAACACCACTACCACTAATATGGCCTCCGAAAATTCCACAGGTTTCCGCAGCTTTCTCGCAAGCGGCGCAATCTCCGCTTACAGAGTCGTAACGGTTCAATCCGACGGCACGATCACCCCTTCCGCTGGCAACGCTGATATGGGCGTTGGCGTCACTCAGCAGGACATCGCGGATGCTGGTTACGGCACCGTCAAACTCTGGACCGCTCCCGGCACTTTCCTAATTCAGGCCACCGGCAGCGCAGTCACTCCCGGCACCGCTTACGCGATTGTCACGGGAGGCTACGCCGCAGCGGTCAACGGCACCTTTGGCCCCGCCAAGCTCCAGGCGTTGCAAGCTGGCGTTGCCAGCAACGGCATCACCTTGGAGTTCGCGTTCAAGCTCCCCTAATCCACTCACTAAAACCACTACCACCGAGGAATAACACCACATGCCTTACACAAACGCACAAGCAACGCCCCGCAGCGACATTTTCGCGCTCGTCATGCAGGCAAACAGCGACTTCAACAAGCTCTTCATCGGTGACATCGTGTTTCCGGTGAAGGCTGAGAAAGCCCGGCGCGGCATCTACATGAAGGCGAAGCTCGCCAATGCCGAGCTGATGAACGCCGATGCCGTTCCGCGCGAACAGGGTGCCGGATACAACCGCGTCAACCGCAAATACGACACGGACACCTACGATACTCAAGAATACGGCCTTGAGGCTGTCATCGACGACAGCTACGAGGAAGAGGTTGAGCGGTTTATGAACCTCGAAGCTGCCGAGGCAATGCTCATCGAGCGTTCGCTGCGAATTAGCTACGAGGCCCGCGTTGCCGCTCTCGTTATGGCAACGTCTTCTTGGAGCGCAACCGGCATTTCCGGCGTGGCAGCTTACACGACCGCCGCCGTTGCCACGACTGATCCAGCCGCAGACGTTGACGCGGCGAAGACCGCGCTGCTCAAGCAGGGCATCATCGCCAACGCGGTGATCATGTCGCAGAACGTGTTTAACCGCACCCGCCGCGCGACGCTGATGCAGAATCAGATTTACGGCGTTGTGCCTCGCACCGCCGGCCAGCGCGCATTGCCCGCTGAAAACGATGTGGCTCAGGCGCTCGGCGTTGACAACCTCTACGTCGGCAAGGCACCGAAAAACGGCAACCAGAAAGGACAGACGTTCTCAGGATCGTTCATCTGGTCTGACACTTACATCTGGGTCGGGCAGATTCAGGGAGGCGAATATCAGGCTGGCGGATGCGGTCGCACGATCCAATGGGACCGCGATACGACCGGCCTTTTCACGCCTGAGACTTATCGGGACGACAGCCGCCGCTCGAACATCCTCCGCGTTCGCCAGCACACCGCCGAGAAAGTGATCGACGAAACCGCAGGCATCACCATCACGACCAGCTACTCCTAATCCGAGGCACGCACCACATGAGCCGCCGCCAACTTCCAAGACGGCGGCGGCTCTTTTTATGACTTATGAAAAAACCAACTGAACCATTCACCCAGCCGCTGATCGCGCTGGCCGTCATCGTCGGCAACGAGGAAAAGGTAATCGAGCGGTTCATCCGCTGCTTTTACGATGTGGCGGATACCATGAGCTTTGTAATGGCCGCCGGTAATAGGAAATCAGACGGAACCGAGGCTATCATTCACCGCGTCTGCAAGGAATTGAGTATTCCTTACGGCGTGCAGCATTACCGAAACAAGGCTGACTTTCCGCACGTTGACGACTTTGGAGCGGCGCGACAGGTGGCATGGGAAATGGCGCAAGACGGTGGGCCGAAGTATCTGCTTTGGGCGGATTGCGACGACACCTTGGACGACGGCGCGGCAGAGGCCATGAGCAACGCGGCAACGGAAGGCGCTTATGAAGTTTTCGTTTGTCCCTACAAAGTGCGCGGCGACATTCACGCGCAGCAGGTCGTCCACCGCGAAAGGCTGATTCGCAACACCGGCTTTTCGCGCTGGCGATACCCGATTCACGAGCAACTGAGATTTGACCGCGAAGTGTCTTACAAAATGCTGGACAAGGCGAAGTTCATTCATTCGCCGGACGTCACCAAGTCAGGAAGCCGGGATCGAAACGTGGCGATTCTCGAAACTCGCATTGAGGATAATGCGCGGAATTACTTCTACCTTCACCAGGAGCATTTCGAGGGAAACGACGCAGTTCTTGCCAAGAAATTCGGCCTAGCCGCATTGCACGCTCCGGGACTGGAAACGCTGGAAAAATACGAAACGTTGCTGAACCTCGCGCAACTCGAACCCGGAGCACTAGCCAAGAAGCGGGCTAGCGAAGCGTTCGAGCTGATGCCCGACCGCCGCGAGGCGCTGGCGCTGCTTGTCAGTTACGCGATTATTGACCGAGATTACGACAAGGCAATGACGCTGTGCCGTCTGATGATGGGAATACCGAAGCCGACGCGCACGTATTGGAGCCTGAATCACCTTTGGTATCACTGGAAAGGCGCGGAGCTTTACGCGCAATGCCTGAGACTCAGCGGCGGCGACATTGACGCCTTCGAGGCGCTTTACCAAGGCGAGGACGGGCCGACCTTCTCGATCATTCACGCGACGCTTGGAAGGCCATTGCAGGCGCTTCAAATGCGCGAGCTTTGGATGTCCCGAGCCAAGTATCCCAATAAGGTGGAATACATTTTTGGACTACACGAAGGCGACGAGAAAAGCGCGAAGATGATGAAAGGCTTTCGCCACACCGTTGCGCCAAAGGGTTGCGGCTGTCCGACCAACTACGACATCGCTGCCGGTGCCGCGCGCGGAAAGATCATCATTCAGGCGCAGGACGACATCATTCCGCCTCCGGGGTGGGATGAAATGTTGCTCGAAAAAATAGAGGACATTGACGCGCCGGTATTTGTGGCGGTCAACGACGGCCAGCGCACCGACCGGCTATGCGTTTCTACGGTGATGACGCGCGCCTACATGGAGCAGAAAAAGGCCGAGGATGCGGACGGCTCGAATGGGTTTATGCACCGCGGCTACATCGGAGTGTTTGCTGACACCGAAAACACTTACCGCGCATACATTGACGCGCACAAGGGGCGATGCCAGCTAATCGAGGCGCGCGACATCGTCTTTTATCACGATCATCCGTTGTTCAATCAGTCTGTTCCGTGGGATGAAACCTACGCGCAAGAGAACAGCCCCGAGTCAAACAGGATTGGAGCCGAAGTGTTCAATCGCCGCTTCACTCAGGCCAAAACCGATGGCGTTCTCGATCTTCCGCCCGGTCAACCGGTGGCGAGAGAGGAATTGGAGGGAGCGCCGGCATGAGCATGAGAACGCAGCTTGCATCCGATTTGTCGGGGCTTTTCGGCTACGAAATGACCGCCACGGCGACACTCGTGCGAGCCGGTAAATCCACGACATACACGGTGATTCTGGACGATCAGCAAAACATGGATGTCGAAGCCTACGGCGGCGCGGAAATCGAAAATCCGCAGCGCATCCATTTCCAGACATCGGAACTTCCCGACATCAACGATGGCGAGACGCTGACGCTCGCCGAGCCAAAGGCGGGCCAGCCTGGGCAGACCGTCCAAACGAAAAAGATCGTGACCGGCAGCGTCACCAGCGCGGACGGCGCGGAGTTGATCGTAACCGTTCGCGGCGCATGAGCACGACTAACAACATCATCGGCCAAACGGAGCTTGCATTGCAGACGCAGTTGCTCGCCGCCGTTGTCGGCACCGTCTGCGAAGGCAAGGTGTATATCAGCGACTCGTCACTAGTCAAAGACCCGATGCCCTACATCATCGCCCGCGCAATGGAGGACGTGGAGGAAATATCGCCCGGTTGCGGCATTTTTAAGCTGACCTGTGCCAGCATTTTTCGGAGTCACACGAAGGAAACGAGCGAGGCAGAGCGGCAGGAAGTCATTACGGCGCTGAACAACTTCGCTTATTCCGCTCCCGCAACGGCGCTTTCCACGCTCGCGGAGTTTCACTGCTACGGATTTGTCCCGACCACAGGGCAAATGACCGTGGACCCCGACCTCAAGGCATACATTTACGAGATGCAATACGAATTGCACGCCATGCCGAGAGACAACTCCTGACCAGCTTCTCATTTCTGAGAATCCACCTTGCAAATTTGAGAGTTTTGACGTAAAAGACCATCAACCACCACCGCAGAAACCACTATAATTTATGGCCGTCATCACCATTGGAACCACCGGAGCCGTTTTCGGACTCACCGCAGAAACCGGGATGCTTGTGCAGACCGTCACCGCAAAAGTTGCCCGCGAAAAGAATCAGGTGCGGAATGAGGTCGGCGAGTTCACCGTCGTCGCCTTTTACAATCCGCTCCAGACGTTCGCCATTTCCGGCGTGCTCACTGGCACGATCACAAACGCGGCCCCCGGCCTCGCGCTGACCGTGGCAAACACAAACACGGCCAACGGCGTGACGACCGGCGGCATCTACGTTGACGACATCGAGATTGCCAAAACGAACACCGAGTTCAAGAAGATCACGGCCAACGCCACGCAATACCCGCTCATCGCTTAACGGCGCGAGCTTATGACCTATGGACAACCTTCCGACCTGCGACATCAAACTAGCTGCAATCCTTGTGGCACTCGGCATACCCATCCGCGAGGTTGACCCGGTGACGTGCGTTGTAGATCAGGAGCGCGGGCGGCGAAACGAAGTTTATACGTTCTGGTTTGACGTGTCCGGCTTTGGCTTGCGCGACAAAGCCAAGCAGTTGATCGAAGCATACAAAGCGGCGCGAGAATGGGCGGATTTCAAACTCGACAAGGAGCATCCGCTTTACTGGATGAAAGGCGCGCTAGAAAATCGCGAGGTTCTGCTGAACTGGATTCGCAAAGACGTAAGGCCCATGCAAATCCTGACCGCCGGAAACAAAACTGTCCTAATCGGCGAACACGCCAGCGCCGGACTGCGCGCAAAAATGAAAGCCATGCTCTGACCTATGAAAGACCCAAACGAAAACTTCCTGAAAACCTTTGAGTTCAAAGGCATTGAGATTGAGCCGTTGAGCTACATGCGAAAAACATGCCTGCTGACAATCGTTGACCTATCAGCGCCGGAGTTTCTGGACATTCCTAGATTTCTTTACGGCGCTATTTGCAACCCAAAGGAACTTCAACGCGCAGTGGAAAAGTCCAACCGGCCCGCATTTACGGCATCGGTTCTAAAATGGGCGGAATCCATCAATTACACGTTGGAAGACGCCGAGCCAGCGGCAACCATTATTAAAGCACTGCTCGACAACAGCGAAGCCGACAAAGCGCAACCAATGGAGGATGCCAGCCTTGCACCTGACCCAAACTCCTAGAGCCGCCACCGTGCGCGGCCTATGTGGCAACGTTGGCACGGTATTTCAGATGGGACGAGCACTTTATCCTGTGGGAGCTTCCGCTCTGCCGTGGCAACGCCTATCACCACGCGCTGATGCGGATGCACTCAATCTCCACGGAACCGGCGCAGATCAACGAGGAAATGGAGGCCATGCGTAATGCGCTTTGACCCGTCTGGACTCACTCAGGCAATGGACCGGATGCAACAAGCCGCGAAGGACAAAGGGAAAGACCTTGCCGTTCAGCAGGGCAACTTCTTTTTGCGCCTCACTCGAAAGCTAGGATGGGAGGCAGCGCCGTCAAAGGATGATTTGTGGGAAGTGTATCGGAGGCTGAAGGGGAAACTCCGACGCAAGAAAGGCAAGACGCCGCTGCAAGAAATCATGCGCCGTATCCGTGCGCGCGGCACGTTCGCGCGCGGATGGAAGACTGACCGCGTTGAAAACACCGGAACACGCATTCGCATTTACATCGGCAACGCCGTGAAATACGCGGGCATTGTTGACGGCGAAAAGAAGGTTGCCGACCGCGCCGCCGATACCGTCGGCGGAACATTCAAGCGCAAGCTGCAAAAGCTGGCGGAACAAGTGACGGGAGTTTTTTGACCTATGGGAATGACAATTGTACCAACAAGAAAATTCATTTGGGGGATTATCTCCGACAAACCGAAGCTGCCCAACGGTTTCAGCTTCATAGAATCACCTCGGGACTTTCTAAAAGCCGTTGGCCCGGATGGGCGAAAGTGGTATGTTGGAAATGAAATGATGATTCGACTCGGAACCGCAGGAGACGATAAAGACGAGTCCAACGGTGTGAACAAAAAAGAGTATGCGGACGAACGCGAAACCATTGACCTGACCTAATGCCAGCCGCAACCGCCACAGGCTTTCTTGAGCTAAACATTGCTGGATTCGACAAGGCTATCTCCACGGCCAAGAAAGCCCTTGTCGGTTTGGCCGGCGCGTTCGCCGCGTTCAAGACCGTGCAATTCTGGAAAGAGGGCATCGAGGGCGCGATCAAGTTTGGAGACGAGGTTTTTCACGCCAGCCAACGCATCGGCGCGATGGACCCCGGCAAGCTGCTTATCGCGCAGAAGGCGCTTGAAAACGCCGGACTTGGCGCGGAGGAAGCGCGCGGACAGATCAATCAGCTAGTCGAAGCTGGCCGTCCGCTGTCAACGCTGTTCAAAGGCTCGGACGATTACGCCAAGGCGTTGCAAAACGCGACAGCTAGCTACGGATCGCAGGCCAACATTCTAAGCACCAGCGCGGAGAAGCTGTCCAAGGTGTTTGAGATCATTCAGAGCGTCGGGAGCAAGCTGCAAACCTTCTTCCTTGCAATGACGGCGAAATTTACCGTCCCGCTGCTGGCCCTTTTGCGGATGCTGGACGAAATTGACCTCGCCGGAATGGGCGCGAAGTTTGGCGACAATATCAGCAAAGCCGCTGCGCTGCTCATCGGACTCTACAAAAACGGCAACATCGGCGAAACTATCGGGCTGGCGTTAAAGGTGGGATTTATGAACGCATACAACTGGCTTGTAAATGCGTTGGCCGACCTGTTCGACAAGATGCGTGAGTTCAAGTTTAACGCGAAAATTTTCGATGGACTTGAGCTGATGTTCACCGGGCTTGCGCTAATCCTTGGCGCAGCGATACGAAAGGCGATTGCATACGCAATGGAGCCGTATTTGGGAAAAGAGTTTGGCGAAACTCAGCGAGGCATTGCCAACATTGAAACCACGGCAGGAAAAGCCGTTGTAAAAACTGGCATTTCTACAATATCGGAGCAAAGCGGACTTGCCGGAGGCGTCGGGGGATTTATTAAGGGACTCACAACGCCAACAGAAGAGGCTCAAAAGCGACTTAATGAACTGACAGCCGCCGCCAAAAAAACAGGCGAGGAATTTCTCAAAGTAGGCGCTGGCGATCAATCCAAGGTCAAGCTCATGACCGAGGGACTTGGCTCGCAAGACCCTTACAAGGTGATTGCGTCAAGCATGGCTAAGGTCGGCGGCGGCGGCGGCTACATGGTGCAGGGCATGACCATCGAGGCGCGGAACCAGATCAAGCAGCTTCGCGCCACCGAACTGCAAACCGAAATTCAAAAGGCGCAGTTGCAGGCGATCAACAAACTTGGCGCGGACAAAATGAAAAAGTAAAGCCATGCCAGCCATTCAGATCGGAACATTTACAGCGCAGTATCAGCCGGACGGCGACGACGTAAGGCAGGGACCGGACGGCAGCGGCGAGGCCGTGCTCACATACAAGGTGACATCGGCGGGATTTACGCTGTCCAGTATTCCGAATCCGCTTTCCCCGCATCCGGCATACCCGGCGTTGAAACTTTACGAAGCGCAAGCCAAGCGGGAGCCTGGCAACGTGATGGCCGTCACTTGCACCTATCGCGGCGTAATCGTCGGCAACAAATACACCTATTCGCAGCAGGAGTTTAGCGTGAACACCAGCGCGGACCCGGTTGAAACGCATCCAAGTTTCGCGTTTCCAGCCAATAACCCTCCCGTTTCGCCAACGGAGCTTGCCACGATTCAGAAGTATCTCGACAACAACACCGTTCCGGTTTATACGATTGCCGTTGCCGGTTCGACCGCAGCCGGTGTAACGCTCTACAAAAAGAAACGGCGCGGGATTGATTCCTATCTGAACATCGGAGGAATTTACAAGCTGACCTATATTCAGGATGATATTCCCTCCGCCTATGGTGGCGTGGGAAAAATCACGATCTCACCTCCGCTTGGGCCAATACCTCCCGGTAATCGCAATTACCTGTATTCGGGACTAAGCTGGAGAAAACAAGGCGGCGTCGTGACGGTCAATGAGGAATACACAATGAGCGGACTCGGCGGATGGGACCCTGATCTTTACGATTTCAACCTATAACCATTATGGCTAACGAACTACAACCAACCGCACAGCTAAATTACACAAACGGACTTGCGAGGCTCGCCGTTCAATCATCCGCTTCAATTACCGTTGCCGGAACAAAATACTGCGATGTCATTCAAAATATCGGCACCAGCCGAGAAGACATCGTTTTTGGTGACATCGGCACGCCCGGCTATTTCATCGTGCAAAACATTGATCCTACGAATTACGTTGAATTGAGTTCCGACGCAGGCTCGACGTATTCGATCAAATTGGCAGCGGGAACATCAACGGTAGGAGGCGGGCTTGCGTTGATAGCAAACAACGGCGCGACATGGTCCGCACGGGCAAACACCGCAGCCTGCAACGTCACTGTCCGGGCCGTAGCACCGTAAAATGCAATCAAACAACAAGCTGCCGAAATTTCATGCCGGAGATTCGTTAGCCAATCAGCTAACGGAAACCAAGCTGACGCAGCTTGTCGAATACGTGCGCGGAAACACGCCCGTTGCCGGGATTGGGATTCGCGTGAAGCGAACGTCAAGCGGATCGGTGATTGAATCCACGGACAAGGCGCGCAGGCCATCC